AGCGGCAGCAGAAAAAGCGGCAGCAGAAAAAGCGGCAGCAGAAAAAGCGGCAGCAATAAGGTATGAACTAACGGAACGCGAAAAAACAATTATAAAAATACTCACAGAAAGGGACGACACATGCTGAAGGACTACACTATGACCCCCAACCGGGCCGGGATACCCGTATGGCGACCTGCCCAGCCGGTAATAGGCAAAGAGGAAGCGCACCAGACCGCCCTGACCAACTGGGCGCGGATGATGCGGACGCAGTATCCGGCCCTGACGCTCTACCACCACATACCCAACGGCGGCTTACGCGATAAGCGCACCGCTGTGCGGCTGATATGGCAGGGGGTACATTCCGGCGTGCCCGATGTATTTATCCCTGCGGCCCGGGGCGGCTACCATGGCATATACGTCGAGCTCAAAACTGGCGCCAACAATCCAACGCCAAATCAAAACGAGTTTATGAGCGGCGCTATGGCCGAGGGCTACTATTGCGCGGTATGCTACGGCTGGCCCTGCGCTGCGGCGGTGATAGAGGACTATTTACACATGGGGGCTATCCCTGCCGCCGACGCTGCCCCGGTGGTGCATGGGGAGTGGATTGAGCGGGCGTTGAGACCGACTTGCTCGCTATGCGGATTCAGCGGAAGTCTTATTGATGCACCGATATCGCCTTTTAAGTACTGCCCCAACTGCGGGGCTAAAATGGACAAAACAGGAGGTGAGCGGCATGACTAACCACGAATACCTAAAACAGCAATCCGCCGAATGGCTGGCGGACAAACTCGCCGAGATAGTGGACTGCGACTGCTGCCCGGCGGTTTATTGTGCCAAACGGATCGAAATGCTCTGCGAACTGGGCATATCGGAATGTCAGAGAACGCTGGAAAACTGGCTGAACGCAGAAAGGATGGAGGGCAACAATGGCCAAAAGCGATAACGATTATTATAACTACTTACTCTCATGCGGATTTGATGAACAAGAAGCTCAACAAAAAATGAAGGAAAGGGAGATTATGATTGATTTATATCAAGGCAAAAAAGAGCAGAGAGAAATTACAAGTCAAGCATACCAATTGAGCCAAAAACGATTAACCAAAGAAATTCAAGATTTTTTATGGGGCGGGAGGTACTGACAATGAGTAAAGAGCACATAGAGCGCGAAGCGGCTAAGGCGCGGCTTAGAATGTGGATCACAGATTGCGTATTAGACGGGGACAATGAGGCGGCAGACTGTTTTAGGGACTGTATAGACCTCCTCGACAGTATCCCTGCCGCCGATGTTGCTCCGGCTGTGGAACTTGAAGATTTGAGGGCTAAGTATCAGGCGCTCGTCGCTGAAAAAGACAAGAACAGTGGAGACACGGCCGAAACGTATACAACCGGGTATCGCTATGGTCACAGAAACGGGCAGATTGAATTGCTCCAACAGATTCTGAATATTTGCGATAGTACAAGTGAACCGGAGGAATAAAATGAGTAACTACATCAGCCGGGAGGCAGCGAGTGCGGATGAGTGCAAACACAAGATAAAAACACCATTCGCCAGAATTGTCGTGGAAGGAATACCTGAAAAGCCGTGTTACAACATCTGGTACTTTAACCCAGCGGACGGAGAATGCCACATTGGGTTTGGCTCATACTGCCTTGATAATGTGTTTAATTGGCTTGCAGAGGAATTCGAGATCACAGAACCCCGCACAGACGTGGAGCCGGTGCGGTATGGGAAGTGGATACACTCAGAAATAGAAAACGATGATTGGGGACGGACATTCCATGAATGGACTTGCTCTGTATGCGGTTATTCGGTAGGGCTCAATCCTACTGGAGAAAACTACTGCCCCAACTGCGGGGCGAAAATGGATAAGGAGGAAGCCGATGAACTGGATTAAAGTGAGAGACAGACTACCAGAAGAAAAGGAACCGGTGATTATCCTGCTGCAAGATGGACAGATTTTTCGCGGCGAGATACGCATGAGACAATTATTGCCGGAATGGTGGTATTACTACGATGCCGGCAGCAGTGACATCGACATACTGGGGCTTGTATATCCCATAGAAAAGTTTGAAGGACTATGGTTTAAGGGCAATCCTGTTATTGCGTGGATGCCCATGCCGGAGCCCCCGAAGGAGGAAACTAATGAGCAAATTTAGCAAAGGCGATATTGTTTGCAACAAATATGCTGGTTCAGATAATCCATACCGATATTTGATGTATTTGGGCAAATGTACAATCACGCAGGGGCGGTATCGTCACAAAGGTTATGAATGTTTGACATACGACGGACACAAAATTCAACTGTTTAGAGAAGATGACCCTTTGTATTTGGTGGGGCATTTGCCGGAGTTTCATAGTTTTTTAGCAGCATTGAGAGAGTTGAAGGATTTTAAGGAGAAGGAAAAATGAAACGAGTAATAGCAATAACAATATTAATCCTGCTGACCCTCGCCCTGTGCGGGTGCAGAAAGGCCGAAGCTGGTACTTACAGACTGCGAACGCTGGAAGCGGGTGCATTGTATACGATATATGTCGATAATCTCACGGGGATACAATATTTGAAAACATACCAAGGCGGCGTGTGCGTAATGGTAGATGCAGAGGGAAGGCCGCTGATATGGGAGGGAGAAAAATGATAACGATCCACAACAACGAGGAGCCGCTGTACAAGCTGGCACAGGAAATACACGGAAACGCCGTTGCTCATGGCTGGTGGGACGAGGAGCGGAATCTGCTGGAGATTGTCGCCCTTTGCCATAGCGAGCTGTCCGAGGCGGTAGAGGAATACCGCGCCGGCCGCGACATGATTTACCCCGGCGTGGGCGGCAAGCCCGAGGGCATAGCCACCGAGATGGCGGACTGCCTTATCCGCATACTGGACTGGTTCGGGCATGAGGGACTGGATGTGGACGGCGTTGTACGAGAAAAAATGCTCTACAACAAGGGCAGGCCATATAAGCACGGAAAGAAGTGTTGAAATGAATGATAGAGAAAAGCGTTGGAGGGTTCGGGGGCAGCTCCGCCGGTGGGGGAACACGGCAAACCTGTGCCGGAGGAAACAGGCCGAAATAGAGGGGAGGGGGGCATCAAAAAGCTAAATCAACCCTCCGTGGTACCGGGGCGGCCCATCGGAAGAAAAATTTTTCGATTTTTGAGAAGCTCCGAAAATGAACGGCAATGGGGCGCCCAAAAACAACAAAACTACAAATAAACGGCGGCGGCAAATTGGTCACCGAAAAGATTTGTAAAATTACATCAAAAACGACGGTTTTTAATCCAAAAAGGAGGCGAAAAATTGAATCCGAAAAAAGCAACGCGGGAAAGGCGAGATGAGCGGGCAGCCGTGCGGCGACTGCTGATGTATTGGGGTAATGCAGAGCGCACGAGGACGGAAAAAGAGCGGTTGTTAATTAGCGTTGACGAGGAGATCGAAGCGCAATACGACCTTCACCCGCAGCAGATTACGGGCCTGCCGCACGGTACCGAACTGCCGGACAGCACTCCGACCACGGTGATAAAAGCTTCGCGGGAATTAAAAAGACTGCGAAAGAAGAAAAAACGGCTGGAAGACGAATTACAAAATCTCGACCATTGGGTGGGAATGATAGAATTTGAAGTGATGTGCTTGCCGCCGCTGGAATATGAGGCAATAAGACTGCGGTACGTTAAATACGGAGTGGCAAAAGGGGGATATTGGGAGCGGATAGCGCAGCAAATGCACGTCTCGATTGATTGGGCGAAGACCCTTGAGAGACAGGGTGTAGACAGGCTGATAGGCAGAATAGCAGCGTAAAGAGAATACCGTATAAGAGGGCTGATATAGCCCTCTTATATTATTATCCCGAGCCTTGCCGCCAGCAGCTCCCGCCGCGCTTGCGGTATCGGCTTAACTCCGGCGCACCATGAGTGCACAGCGGCCTTGCTTACCTCACAGGCCTCGGCGGCCTGCTCCAACGTTAGCCCTTTGGCTTTGAGTCGCTCCCGCAGGTACTCACCGTCGCTTAGTATTGGAGCACAACGGCCCTGCATATAGGCAAGCTCCCACATGCCCTGCTGGCTGAGCGGCAGCGCGTGGTCGTCATCGGTTATATCCTCTGCGCCTTGCAGCGCGTCCCGAATAGCTCTATCGACCTCCGGGGTGAGCTTGCGGTTAAGGATCATATACCGCAACCCCTCACCCAGCCCACGGATGGGCCACATATTAGCTGTCTGCACCCGGCAGCGCGCCCCGATGATGTCGGAGAGCTGCGCCGCCATTATACCATACGCCCGGCCCAGGGCCTTAACCGTGTTGTCTGTCATGTGCTCACCTCCGTTAATCCTGCGATTATATTAGTCTTGGCCGCATCAAAGTGGCGAATTTTTGCGCGGGTTTGTAACCTTTGTCCTTTACCGCCTGATAGAGCGCCCGGATTTCCTCAGGCCTGCCGGTTGTAAATGTAACCGCCCCCCGTGGGGTGATGTCCACAAACCGCACAGCGGGGCAAAAACCGAGGTCATAACAGACCTCATCATATGTCATCTCAATTTTTTCACCGTTTTTCACTACCTGCATTTTCATATCCTCCTTTTTTGTCGCCGGGCTTGTGACCGGCCTGCCGCATTACCGCCCTCGCGGGCGTCACTCTGCGTTACTTGTATATCTTGACCGTCTCCCAACCGTCTATCGTGGCGGTAGTATTTAGCTCTTTTATGGGCAAGCGCTTGATTACGGCTATGCCCTGATTGATAATGCATTCATACTCGTAACGGTAGGTTCTGGTATCTACTGTCAATTCCTTCTTTACACGATTCTCAAATGCTTTAGTCATTGCTTTTATCTCCTCTCTTGTTATGGCTATATTATATACCTGTCAGATTAAAAAGTCAACCGAAAAGATAAACAAACTAAAATAATAAGGCAAAAACTTTTTATGCGCGAACCGCACCGCGCATCATAAAACCAAAACCTATTGCGAAACGAGATAAATAAAACTCAACACTTTCCCACACTCTTTGTGTGCTATAATAATACCATCAAAAGGGCTGCGAAGAGCGGCCCTTGAGCATTTTGAGGGAGATGAGCGGCGCTATGGCAAGCCGAGCCCTACATTTTTGCCAGTACCCTGGATGTAATGCACTGACCGCCGGACGATACTGCGATGAGCACCGGACGGCGGGCGGACCGCGGCAGCAGGAGCAGATACACGCCCAGGACGAGCGGCGGGGTAGCTCCCGGCAGCGCGGATATGATGCCCGATGGAGCAAATACTCCCGCTGGTATTTGTCGGCACCGGAACATCAACTCTGCGCCTTGCGGCTGGATGATGGCTGCACTATGGTGGCGCGGTGCGTGGATCACATAGACCCGCCTGACGGGCCGGGCGACCCGCGCTTTTGGGATACCGCCAATCACCAGCCCGCCTGCATACATTGCAACAGCGTCAAAGGACACAAAAAAATCATAGGCAAATACAGAATTTGAGAAAGGAGGGACCTATGCCGACAGGAAGAAAGCCGAGGCCGTTAAAGCTCGTCGATAACGGCAAAAACCGGCACACTAAAGACACAATGGAAAACCGGGAGAATGGCGAACCTACCGGCTGCTCCGACAAATTAAAACCACCCAAAAGCCTGTCCCCGGAGGCGAAGAAGGAATGGAAAAGGGTGGTAAAGCTCTACCGCCAGCTCGACACTCCGATAATTAACGATCTGGACATATCCGCCCTTACAGCCTACTGCGAGAGCGTGGCGATATACCAAAAGGCCGAGGCGGAGTATCAAACCGGCCCGCTTATATACCGGGCGGCGGACGGCAAGCCGACGGAAAACCCATATATTGCTATCATGCGCCGGGAAGGGCAGAATATCATAAAATACGCCGAGCAACTGTGCTTGTCGCCGGTAGGCCGTGCCCGGATGGGAGTAGCGGCAGCCAAAAAGGCCACAGAGAGCGACCCGATGGCGGCGTACCTGAACAAGTACGGTGGTTAACACGGGCAAGGCGCTCGAAGTTATCGAGTTTGTACAAGCGCTCAAACATACCGGCGATTTTTACGGCAAACCCTTTGTGCTTTTACCATGGCAGATAGAGGTCATAAACTCCGTATACGGCACCGTGACCGCCGAGGGCGTGCGGCAATACCGCATGGCATATCTGGAGATTGCCAAGAAAAACGGCAAGACGGAACTGATAGCAGCATTGAGCCTATACCATCTGGTCATGGATGCGCCGGGCGGCGAGATATACTGCGGCGCGGCGGACAGAAATCAGGCGTCGATAGCCTTTAACGCCGCGAAGAGCATGGTGGAGCAAAGCAGAGTGCTGTCCAAAATAATCAAAATCCGGGACAGTACAAAGGAAATGCTTAATCTCCGCACACATAGCCGCTTTAAAGTACTCTCGGCAGAGGCGGCGACAAAGCACGGCCTTAACCCCTCTGTGGTCATAGTAGACGAACTGCACGCTCACCCTAAAAGGGATTTGTGGGATGTGCTGACGTTTGGCACAGGCGCCGCGCGGAGTGAACAGCTAATATGGTGCATAACCACCGCAGGCGACGATCCCGACCGCAAGAGCGTGGGCTGGGAGCAGCACGAGATAGCAACAAAAGTATTGAGCGGCGAACTGACAGATCCGGCATTTTACGCTAAAATTTACACCGTCCCCGAGGACGCAGATATATACAACGAAGCTAACTGGTATAAGGCAAATCCATCACTGGGTATATCTATCAAAATTGAGAATGTACGCAGCGAGGCAATAAAAGCCAGAAACAGCCCTGCGGCGGAGAAACTCTTCCGCTGGCTCCGACTCAACCAGTGGATATCTCTCAAACGCACCGGATGGTTGCCCGTCACCCTGTGGGACGATACCGCCGGGGACTGGCATAAAGCCGACATGCTGGGGCGGCCCTGCTATGTGGGTATAGACCTATCCAGCACTACCGACCTGACCGCCGTTGCGGTACTTTTCCCGCCGCTGCCGGAAGAAACGGAGTGGCGATTTTTTGTGGACGCATGGATACCGGAAGAAAACATGCGAGAACGGGAGCACCGGGATCATGTGCCCTTTGGCAAATGGGTGCAGGCAGGGCACATGCACGCAACCCCAGGAAATTGCGTGGATTACGCTTATATCGCAAACTATCTCGACAAGCTCATGCTGGATTATAACGTCAAATATATCGCGGCGGACGAGTGGCGCATAGATTCTCTGCGACCGCTTATGCAGCAGGAGGTTGCGGCACAAAAGATAATCACCATACCGCAGACCATGGGCGGTATGTCGCCCGCGATGAAGGAACTTGAGCGGCTCCTACGCGAAGGCGAAATGACACACGAGAGGAACCCCTGCGGGCGCTGGGCCTTTGGCAACGTGGTGGTAGCCCAAGACGGGAACGAGAACATAAAACCCATGAAAAACAGGAGCATAGAGCGGATAGACCCGATATGCGCCCTGATAGACGCAATGGCGGCGGCGGTAAAACTGGAACCCAAGCGCAGCGTATACGAGCACCGCGGCCTGAGAATAGTGTGAGGTAAACAGTGAAGAGATTTAAACTTTTTGGCAAAACATACGAAATACGGGCGGCGGACGTTAAAACACTGCCCTCCGTATCAGATGATAGCGCATGGCAGATGTACCTTGCAGGGCAGGGTTACGCCATAAGCGCAGAGGGGGCGCTGCAGGTCGCGGCGGTATTCAGGTGTGTTGACCTGATAAGCAAGACCATGGCGGCGTTGCCCCTGCACATGTACAAAAATACCGGGGAGGGCAAACAAAAGGCACGGGATCATCCCCTGTATAAGCTGTTGTATGTGCTGCCCAACCGCACCACCACGGCGTATGAGCTTATGCAGATGCTTGTGGCAAACATGCTGCTCACTCGCGGCGGTTATCTCCGCATAGTGCGGGACAGATACGGCTTTGTGCGACACCTCAAAAATCTGCCCACCTCCTGCTGCTCGGAAGTGTACACCAACCGGGAAAACGGGGAACAGTATATATACGTCACCTATGACGGCATAACAGAAACGCTCCGGGAGGGCGATTTTGTCTTTATCCCCGGTTTTAGATTTGGCGACCGCACGCCGGAAGACCCGATGACCATAGCCGCAAGCGTGCTGGGACTGAATAACAGCATGACACAATACGCGCAAAGGGGCTTTTCCGGTACTTCCCCCGGCGGCTATATAACCTATCCGGGGCAACTCTCCGATACGGCATACGAGCGCTTCAAAAAGGACTTCCAGAGCAACTACGGCGGCGCAGAAAACGCCGGGAAATGGATGTTTCTGGAAAACGGCTCCACGGCGCAGCCGTGGGACAGGGACATGTCAAAGACACAGCTCCTTGATAGCCGCAAATGGGCTGTAACCGAGATATGCCGCATTTTCGGCGTACCCCCGCACATGTGCATGGATCTGGAAAAAGCCACTTTTTCAAATATTGAGCAGCAGAGCGCCGAATTCGTCCGGGATTGCATAAATCCTTTATCCGTGCGTATAGAACAGGCCCTTTACCGTGACCTGTTGAGCGAGGCGGAGCAGGCGAAGTATTATTTTAAATTCAACACAAACAGCCTGCTGAGGGGCGACACCGCCACCCGCACGAGCTACTACAACACCATGCGGCAAAACGGCGTGATGTGTGCTGACGATATCCGCGAACTGGAGGATATGAACCCCATACCCAACGGGCTGGGCAAGATATATTTTATCAACGGCAACATGCTGCCGCTGGAAAACGCAAAACTCAACGCGCCTAAAAGCGCGCAAGCGAAAGGAGCATCCCTGAAAAATGAATAAATTTTGGGAGTTTAAGGCTCTCGGCAACGCCGGTGAGCTTTTTTTGTACGGAGAGATCAGCGATACGTCATGGTGGGGCGACGAAATAACCCCTGCGCAATTTCAAAAAGAATTGGCGGCGCTGGGGGATATATCCACCCTTGATGTGTATATCAACAGCCCCGGCGGGGACATCTTTGCGGGATTTAGCCTGTACAACATCCTCAACCGCCACCCGGCGGCAAAAAACGTGCATATAGACGGCCTCGCCGCATCCGCCGCATCAGTGGTTGCCATGGCGGGCGATACCATCAAAATGCCCGAAAACGCCACGTTGATGATACATAATGCATGGACATACGCCGGCGGCGGAGCGGAAGAATTACGCAAGACCGCCGACGAGCTCGACCGTATCAACGACCAGATAGCGGGCATATACGCCGCCCGCACCGGCAAGGAGAAGGACGAGATATCCGCCCTTATGACAGCAGAAACGTGGATGAGCGGCACCGAAGCGCTTAATATGGGCTTTGTAAACGAACTCATCGAAAACAAAAAGGTCGCGGCTTGCGCGGATACCGAAAAGTGGTTTGCGCTGTACAAGCACGCGCCGAAGGAACCGCCGGAAAACAGGGAGCCTGACAACGGGGGAGCAATCCAGCCCGCAGCAGATATAAACACCGCACTGCAGGAGCAGCGTAAGAGATTCAGAGCGACTAAACTAAAAATTTTGGAGGTATAAGTAACCGATGAAAAAGCTCTACGAAATGATGCAGGATCGCGCAAATGTCGCAACCCAGATGCGCGAAATAATGAACAAATTTGAAGACGGCGTGATGGACGCGGAATCCACCGAGACCTATAACCGGCTCGAAAAGGAGTTTGACGCGCTCAACGCCAACATAATCCGCGAGCAGAAGCAGCTCGAGCGGGAACGCGCCGCCGGTGAAGTGATCGACAAGCTGGGCGACAAGAAGGACGAGCACATTAAAGTATTTGCCCGCGCACTGCAGGGCGATCCCGAGTCCATAACCAGATACAAAAACACCACCATGACCCTTGGCACAAACGCTACCGCCGGTTATCTGACCGCGCCCGTGGAGTTTGTCAACCAGCTCATAGCCGGGCTCAAAAATGACATGTTTATGCGCCAGATATGCAACGTTGTGGGCCCCATAGGTCAGGCACAGAGCCTTGGGTATCCCAGCCTGACTACCGATGCGTCTGATGTGGCATGGACAACCGAGGTGGCGGCAGCCCCCGAAGAGGCGACCATCGCCTTCGGCCGCCGCGAATTTAAGCCCCAGCGCCTTGCCAAACTGATTAAGATATCCAAGACCCTCATGCGCCACGCGCCCAGCCCTGATCAGACCGTGCTTGACCGCATATTGTACAAGATCGAGGCGGCGCAGGAAAACGCCTTTATGAGCGGAACGGGCACTAACCAGCCTTTGGGCATCTTTACCGCCTCTGACAGCGGCATAGCCACCGGGCGCGACGTTACCGCCGCTTCCGCCACCGCCGTGGCCACCGACGACCTGATAGAGTGCAAATACGGCGTGAAGGGCCAGTATATGCGCGGGGCCTCCTGGGTAATGCACCGCGACCTCTGCAAGATGATCGCAAAGCTCAAGGACAGCGACGGCCAGTATATATGGCAGCCCTCCGTGCAGGCAGGACAGCCTGATATGCTGCTGGGCGCTCCCGTGTATATGTCCGAGTACGCGCCTAACGCCGTAGCCGCGGGCAAGTACGTGGCAGTATACGGCGACTTTAAAACCGGCTATTGGGTATGCGACAGCGACGGCCTCTACATACAGGTGCTTAACGAGCTGTACGCCGTCAACAACGAGATAGGCTACGTTGTCGAGTACTATGGCGACGGCGCACCCGTAGTAGGCGAGGCGTTCAGCCGCCTGAAGATGAAGGCGAGCTGATGAAAATCAAAATGTTGACCTTAGCAGCCGGGCCGGAGGGAGTAACCCCGCCCGGCTCCATCATTGACATAGACGAGGCAACGGCGCGGCAGCTCATCAGGGGCTGTTACGCCATAGCCATGGAGGCCGACAATGGTAATAACAAGACAACCCCCAGCAGTGGAACCGCTAAGCCTCGAAGAGGTAAAACTGCATCTGCGGAATAACCCCGGCGATACCAGCGAAGACAAGGATATAATAGCTCCTCTCATAAGCGCGGCCCGCGAATATTGCGAGAACTATTGCGGGAAGTCATTTGCGGAGCAGTCCATAACCGCTTACCCGGAGGTGAGCGGCACTATGACACTCCCGCGTGGCCCCGTGATAAGCGTGGACAGCGTTACAGTGGACGGCGAGGCGGTGGAGTATACCGCAGACGTGCGCCGCGGCACCGTGACGGTAAACAAGCCCGGCGCAGTCATAACCTACACCGCAGGATACGAGGAGACACCCTACCTTGTGCGACAGGCCATGCTCCTGCTCATAGGCCATTGGTACACCAACCGGGAGGCTGTGATACAGGGTTCTACGACCGAGATAGACATAGCGGTTCGCGCGATGCTGAATCAATATAAAGGCTGGTGGTTTTGATGGCAATTAAAGCTGGAGCAGGCGAAATGCGAACTAAAATCACCATAAAAGCGCCGGAATACAGCATCAAAGCCGGATTCAGCGCGGAAAGCTTTAAAAATGTTTTCCCCGGCCCCGTGTGGTGCAAGTGGGTGAATGCCCACGGTACGGAGGTATATCAGGCGGAAGAACTGCACTTGCGGCAGCCCGTGACCATAACCATGCGCTACTCGCCCCTTGTGACCGTCGAGTGCCGCATATGGCATGAGCGGGATGCCGAGCCTTACGAGATCATCAGCATAGACAACATAGGCGACCGCCGGGAATTTTTGGAGATTAAGGCTCAGAGGGTGGTGACGGCATGACCATAGCGGAGATACTCAAGGATGGATACACCGTATGCCACCCGCCCTACATGGGCGACCAGCGCAGCTATATCACGTATCAGTGCATGGGCCAGATCGGGACGCTATACGCAGAGGGCGCAGAAAAGGAAACGGGCGTGATGTACTCTGTGGATTACTACACCGACACTCCCCCGTTCGAGCTGGCTATAAAGGATATCAAGGGCAGGCTCGCTGCGGCAGGCTGGAGTTGCACTGTGGACGCGGAAATATACGAAGTGGACACGGGACTGTACCACATTGCCATGACCGCGGTGGGCGTAGGAGGGATATATGGCTAACGTTGAGTTTTCCGGATTTGATGAGGTGGAGGCGGCCCTAAAAGGCGTAAGGGACGGCATAGACGAACTAAACGACGAACTGATGAACGATGGCGCAGACTATGCAAAACAGGAAATCGAACGGGCCATATATCAGTATGGCGAATATCGTACCGGCTCTCTGCTACGCTCTATCAAAAAATCAAAAGGCAAGGATAAGGACGGCTCCCGCTATGTTATGGTGAAGCCCACAGGGAAAAACGACAGCGGCGCGTCCAATGGGCAAGTGGCATTCAGCCGCAACTATGGGCGCTCTAACGACCCCGGTTCCCGTTTCTGGACAATAGCCGAGGAACGCGCAGTAAAGAAATTTGAGGAAATTTTGAACCAAAAGGTAAACCTATTTTTTAAGCAGAAAGGATTGGATTAAATGCCTACTTTTGATCTCAGAGGAATAAAAATCGGCAAATATATAAACACCGAGGGCACTATCACTTATGAAACGCCCATAAGTATGGGCGATGCCATGAGCGTGGAGCTGAACCTGACCGCTGCCGAGGGCAGACTGTACGCCGAGAGCCGCCTTGCCGAGTACAAGAAACTCATAACCGGCGGCACTGCCAGCGTTGGAGTGAAATACATCACCGACGCGGCACAGAAACTGCTTTTTGGCATGAGCGAAAATACGCGCAACGTAGGAACAAACACCTCACAAAAGAGCCTTAAAGCCACTGCGAAGGACATTGCGAAGTATGTCGGCATGGGCTTTTACGCCCCGGACGCTATTGACGGCACGGACAAATATACCGCCGTCTTTGTGTACAAGGTGCTTTTTGGCGCACCCGGCTATGTATACGCCACAAAAGGCGACAGCATCACCTTCCAGACTCCCACGACCACGGGCGAGTTTTTAGCAGATGACAGCGAGGACAAGAATATCATGGAGATTGCAATACTGGCAAGCGAAAGCGATGCGGTAGCGTGGATAAACAAGTGCTTCGGCGCGTCATAAAAGGAGAACGGCATGGATATAAGACTGAAAACCGCAAAATACACCTTTGACGGACAGGAAATGACTCTCTGCTGCAACATGAATGTGCTGGCGGACGTGCAGGAAATGTTTGACGGCAATATATCAAAAGCGCTCAGGAGCGCTACGACAAAGACAATCGTGTGCTTTTTGACTGCCATGATAAACGACTATCTTGACAGCGAGGGCTCCGACAAGTCTTATACCGTGAAGCAAGTGGGGCGGCTCATACCGCCCTCACAGCTTTCGGGCGTAACGTCGCTCGTGATGGACCTGACTGCAGCGGCGCTTCGCGGCGATGAGGAAGCGGAACCAAAAAACGCGAAAACCACGCGGAAGACGAACCCATAAATTTCGCGTGGTATCTTACGGTATGGGTGATACGATTCGGACTGAGTGAAAGGGAATTCTGGAAAACGGCCACGCCGTACAGGATAGCAAGAATAATCAAAGAATATGCAAAAATGCAGGGCATAACGCAGGAGAAAACTAAAAGCCTATCCGCATTTTTGGGAGGTACGTAAATGCCGAACATAAGAACGAAATTTATAGCCGAAGGGGAAAAGGAATATAAAGAAGCGCTGAAAAGCATAGATAACGGCATGAAAGTGCTGCAATCGGAATCAAAAAAGCTGGCGGCGCAGTTTGAGGATAATGCCGATTCCGCCGAGGCGTTGAACGCAAAAAACAAAAACCTCGACGAAAGCGTGTTGAACCTGAAAGACAAACTGGAATTGCAGGAAGAGTGGCTAAAGAAGGTGGGCGCGGCCTATGGCGAGGCCGACGAACGCACGATGCGCATGAAAAAGGCCGTGAACGACACCGAAACGGCGCTCATAAAAGCCGAAAAAGAGCTGAAAAACAACACGGAAGCCTTGAAAGAGTACGGCGATGGGGCTGATAATGCGGGGGACAACAGCAAGGGGCTGGGCGATGCGCTCGACGAACTGGGCAGCAAATTTGGAATAAGCCTGCCGGACAACATCAAGGGAACCCTCGACGGGATGGTGAAGATAGACGGTCAATCCATGGCGCTGATAGGCACGTTTGCGGCGGTAGCCGCCGCGATAGTGGTGGTAGAAAAAGCGCTTATCGACTTGACGGTGCAGCAGGCAGAATGGGCCAAAGAAATCGAGAGCGGTTCATCTCAGCTTGGCATGTCCACCGAATCATATCAGCAGCTCGATTATGTCATGCAGTCCGTGGGTTACTCGATGGATCAGGCTAAGGGAGACCTTTCCGCCCTTGCCGAGAAAGCACAGGACGCCGCCAACGGCTCCGGCGAAGCGGCGGAAATGTTCGACCGCCTCGGCGTATCGGTGACAAACACCGACGGCACAATGAAATCACAGGCACAGCTTTTTACAGAGGTATACAGCGCTCTGGTACAGATGTCCGACGTAACCGATAGAAATGCAATAGCCTCAAAACTGCTGGGAACGACCGGCGAAGAAGCCGTTATCCCCATGCTTGAAAAATACGGCAGGGCAATAGAACAGGTAGCCTCGGCAGCGCCCATCGTGAAGGACGAGGACATACAAAAGCTGGCCTCTCTCAGCGATTCGCTCGGAATGTTCGAGGCAAAAATGGAAGCCGCGAAAAGCAAAGTTGCGGCTGCTTTTGCACCGGCCCTCGAACAGGTAATACAGATCGTGGGCGACCTTGCGATGCAATTTGCGGAGTTTGCGGCGGATACGGGGCTGGTTGATCTTTTCGGCACAATCATCGAACTGGCGGGCAACCTGTTACAGGCGTTAGAGCCGGTGCTGGATATACTCAACCTGCTAAAGCCGGTATTCCAGGCGATTGGCGGCGTACTGGCCCTGTTCGCGGACGCGGTGAAGGTGGTCGTAAACGCTGTGGGAGCGCTTACAGACACGCTGGATTATCTTTTCTCCTTCGGGCAGAAGAGATTTGACACCTCGAATATACAGAGCATAGCCAACGTCTTTAACGGCACAGACAGCAGCTTCGGGCGTTGGATGGGCAGCGTGGCGCATAACGCCGCTGGCACCGACAACTGGCGCGGCGGCCTGACTTGGGTGGGCGAAAACGGCCCGGAGCTGGTCAACCTCCCAAGGGGAAGCCAGGTTTTCACTAACCAGGAGAGCCGCGGCGTGGGCGGCGACACTTTTAATATCAGAGTTGATATGTCGCAGATAAGCGATATACAAAAGCTGGTAGACATGGCGAACAACTACCGACGCAGCGTGCGGATGGGGTACGGAGGATAACATATGGCGACATTAGCAGACTTGCCGCTCGGGGCAATAATACTCATCCCGGTAGGCACCGAAGAAAACAGGCAATGCGAAGTGGCGGATAAAAATAACCTCGTATCCGGAGGCACAGTGCTGGTATACAAAAATGCATACGAAGAATCGGAGTTTGGAAACTCGACCCTATACCCGGACGGAACACTGGATAATCTTATAAAAAATACGATATTCAACAGTTTCCCGCAAACGCTGCGCGAAAAAATGATAGATGTTACCTTTGCTCTCAAAGGCAGCAATAGCATAACCCGCAAGATGTTCGCCCTGACCTACACCATGGCGGGCTTTGGCAATAACAGCGGAGTTGCGGAGGGCAAAGCTCTCCAATATTACACCAGCAACGTCAGGCGCATAAAGAAAAAGGAGGGCGCATCGACCAGCTGGTGGCTTTCCTCGCAGTTCTCCTCTGACCGCGCGTGGCTCGTCAACGCGGACGGCGCCGCCTCCGACTACCGCCCCTCGGGTACGCGCGGGGTTGTCCCCGCTTTTGTAATCCCCCAATCAACACAACTGGAAGACGACCAAAACCAATACGGCAACTACTTCATAAAGGGCTTACTCCCGAACGACAAAATAACCGTAACGACAGTAAAACCGAAAAACACATACGCCGGAAGCTGGGATACGATAAATTTTGAGTGGACATACGCAAGCCGTGAGGGGTTAGCACAGAAAAAATACGAACTGCAATATAAGGATACATCTCACACTGATTGGACTGCGTTGGCCTCCGCAGAATCGGCAAACACTAATGTAAATATACCTCCAAACACTTTTGCCGCAGGCATCGTAAAATGGCGCGTGCGCTGCACGAACGCAAACAATCAAGTTAGCGCATGGAGCGAAGAGGCGTCATTTACGGCCCAGGGCAAACCACCGACTCCAACGGTATATGCTACCTCAAGCCCGCGGCCGGTGATAACGTGGACAGGCGAAGGGCAGCTTGCTTATCAGGTGAAGGTAGACGATGCGGTACTCCGCACCGCTTACAGCACTGACGGGCAGTATAAGGTTAAAGAATACCTGAATGATGGCGCGCACATAGCCGCGGTGCGGATACAGAACGAATACGGCCTTTGGAGCGATTGGGGAACGGCTGAATTTACCGTTGCCAACACCCCGGGCGCGCCAATAACACTTTTTGCCGCGGGCGGCGAAAAAGCGGCCCTTGCGTGGACGGAAACGGATCACAAAACTTACTATATCTACCGCGATGACATACCAATAGCAAAAACCACGGCACACACATACTCCGACCAAATGGCCATAGGGACGCACAAATATAAGGTGCGCGGTGTTGCTGGAGACAGTTACTCCATGTCCAATGAGGTCACGGTCACACTTTCGGTAGACGCGCCGGAGATAGCGGCGCTGGGTGAAATGCAATGGTTGCGGCTGGAATATTCCACCGCGCAGAATAGCCCGCTGGGCGTGTCGGCGTATCAGGATGTAGCGTATCAGTTTTACGCCGGGCGGCGGTATCCCGTGGCTGAGACCTCGCAGCAAATAACCAAAATATACAGTTTTAACGCTGCCTTTAACGATGCGGCGCAGGCGGCGGCTTTTGAGGGACTGCTGGGCATGACCGTGATATACAGAGATCAGCACGGCTGCCTGTGCACCGGCCCGCTGATGGGCTTCGAACTGAGCGTAGACCAGTTTTTCAGGGCGTTTTCGTGCAGCATACAGCAGACGGATAACAATGAGAGGATCGAGTATGATTGATACGATGAGCGTAGTAGCCAGCCGCTTTGAGGTGATACGCAACGGGGCTGTTACAGAGCACAATCTGGCGGCGGTGGGAGATAGCTATCCCACCGTCACCATGGCTGCCGACGGCGAAATAAAGACCTCCATGTACGGCGTGTTCGAGCATAACGACAATGTGGATTATCTAAACGATGAAATAAGGCCGTATTACATCAAGGACGGCATAGAGTATCCTCTCGGCATATACATGGTGGGCACGCTGACCACCAAACACACTAAATACGGCAAGGACGAGGACACCATAGAGGCATACGACCGCGCGCTGAGGCTCAAACAGACCAAAACCGAGACCCGGTATTATATTGCGGCGGGGACGCCATACATGACTGCGATACAGAGCCTTATCCGGGACGCCGGAATACCGCGCATACGGATGGACGATTGCGAGGACACTCTTGCCACAGACCGTGAGGATTGGGAAATAGGAACGGAATATCTCACCATCATCAATGCACTGCTGTCCGAGATAAACTTTTCGGATGTTTGGTTTGATTTTGATGGGGTGGCCCGCCTTGAAAGGTACGAGGCCCCGTCCAGCTCCAACATAGACCGGGAGTATCGGGACGACGAATATAGTATTATCGCCCCGGAATACACAGAGGAAATGGACATATATGAGGCCCCCAACGTTTTCATCGTCAACGTATCTAACCCTGACTATGACAACCCCATGACCGCAACGGGCATAAATGACAGCATGATCTCCGCTTTGTCCACGGTACGCAGGGGGCGGCGCATATTGGCGACGCCGGTTGAACTGGATAATATAGCAAGCCAGACGGCGCTGCAAAAATACGCGGATAATCTTGCTGTAAAATCCATGTTTGCAACGCAAAAAATCAAATTTTACACGGCCGTAAACCCGGCCCATGGCGTAGGAGATGTTATCGCACTGTATAACGGGGAGCTGGTAGGCGTGTACAAGGAAACCGACTGGAAAATAGAGATACGCCCTGGCGCCCTCATGGAGCATCAGGCAAAAAAGGTGGTGTTCGTGTGATATATCAGGAGCAGGAAGCACTGTTTTTACAAAAGCGCAGGCCATCAGCGGCGAAATTTGCCACCGTGGTGGCAGTGTCCGGCGGCAAAGCCACGCTCAAATTTGACGGAGAAACTACCGCTACGCAGAAACGCTATAAATATAACGCCGCGCTCTCGTTGAAAGCGGGCGACCGGGTAAAAGTGAATAAAATATCCGGCACTTATGTCATAGAATACAAACTGTAGGAGGGCGACTATGCTTACAGGCATTATACGCGGGCAGAGGCTTATGCTGCGCACACCCATTGTGGTGGCGGACAGCATAAACTATCTGACTGCAAAATTTGCGTTTGACGCCGACTGGAAGGGCCGCGTTATCACGGCCTATTTTGTATGCGGAGATAAGACCATAACCGCGGAACTCACAAGTGGCGAAATCACTGCAGCGCAGGGAATAAACCTCACTGCAGGACGCTGGGAACTGAAACTATCCGGCATAAAGGCTGACAGCCGCGTGACGGCGGGCCCGGGATGGTTTGACGTACTGCCGTTCGGCGCTGCGGATGGCGAACTGCCGGATATATCCCTGACGCAGTACGAACAACTCCTTGCAAAAATCGGCGACATGGACGATCTGGCCACCGCGGACAAGAATACCCTTGTAGCGGCCATAAACGAGGCGGCGCAGAGTGGCGGCGGTTCCGGTGGCGGGGGATTGCCGGCGGGCGGAACGCCAGGGCAGGTACTCACTCGAACCGCAAACGGCTCGGCGTGGCAGGACGGCACTCCCGGCCCCGTCGGCCCCCAAGGCCCCGAAGGCAAGAAAGGCGATAAAGGCGACACAGGAGCCGCAGGAGAAACGGGCCCCGCTGGCCCCAAAGGTGAACAGGGCCCCACTGGCCCCAAAGGCGACCCCGGAGATAAGGGAGACACGGGTCCCAAGGGCGACACGGGAGCCACAGGCGAACGAGGCCCCGCAGGAGCACACTATACGCCCTCTGTGACCGCTGACGGCGATTTATCGTGGAGTAACAACGGCGGGCTGGAAAACCCCGCCACAGTCAATATAAGGGGGCCACAGGGAGCCAAAGGCGACACGGGCGAAGGATTTGCCGTGTTAGGCTATTACGCTTCTCTCTCGGCGTTACAAGCCGGAGTATCTAACCCCTCCGCTGGCGACGCTTATGGCGTGGGCGCGGGCGAACCGTATGATATATATATCTGGGACGGCGTAAATTCCAAGTGGGTAAACAACGGCCCCTTGCAGGGCGCAAAAGGTGAGCAAGGCCCCACTGGCCCTAAAGGCGACACGGGCCCCAAGGGAGACCCCGGCGATAAAGGCGACACGGGAGAACAAGGTCCCACGGGCGAAGCCGCCGGATTCGGCACACCCACCGCCACAGCGACCACCCTTGACGCGGGAACCCCCGCTACTGTAGAGGTGACAGCTTCCGGCGCAGATACCGCGAAGGTATTCGCCTTTAAGTTCGGCGTTCCCAAGGGCGAACAGGGCGCGACTGGTGAGCAGGGCGCAAAGGGAGATCAGGGAGCGAAAGGAGACGCTGGAGCAAAGGGCGACCCCGGCCCCTACTTTACCCCCTCGGTATCCGCAGAGGGCATACTCTCATGGAGCAACAACGGCGGCCTGAACAATCCCCCTGAAGCCAACATAAAAGGCCCGCAAGGCGAACAGGGTATACAGGGCGAACAGGGTATCCAAGGCCCCGAAGGCCCGCAGGGCAAGCAGGGCATACAGGGCGAGCAGGGCATACAGGGAGAACAGGGCCCGCAGGGCAACCCCGGACCGAAAGGCGACCCCGGCACAGCCGCAGGATTTGGCACACCTACCGCCACGGCAAATACCCTCACTGCCGGAGCCGCCGCCACCGTAAAGGTAACGGCAAGCGACGCGGACACCGCAAAGGTATTTGATTTTGAGTTCGGTATCCCGCAGGGCGAAAAAGGCGCGACAGGCGAAAAAGGCGCGACAGGCGACCCCGGCGCGAAGGGCGATACTGGCCCCAAGGGCGAACAGGGTATCCAAGGCCCCAAGGGCGCGGACGGCTCCAAGGGCGACACCGGGCCGTATTTTACTCCCGCTGTCTCTGCCGAGGGCATACTCTCATGGAGTAATAACGGCGGACTGGATAACCCCGCAAGCGTCAGCATCAAAGGCCCGCAGGGAGCC